TTATAACCTATACCCACTTATTTATAGCATAAAAATTTAGTGGTTATTAACCACTTTTTTTATTACCAATTTTGGAGGAAAAATGATAAATATAACAATTATATATGATAGTGATGTTATTATCCAATTTAATTATGATAAAACACTTGTTGAAATAGTAAAAACACTCCCCGCAAAATTATATATACCTGAGGAAAAGTCTTGGTGGATACCATATTGCCTTTTAAATAATTTTCTTGATAAGATAAGGGGGTTACCTTATAATATTAGGAAGATTGAGTTAGAAAAAAATTATGAATTAGCAAAAACATTCAAGTTCAAAACTACCCCATATCAACATCAAGTAGATGGTTTTAACTATGGTATTGCAAGGGAAAGATTTTTACTTGGGGATGATATGGGGCTTGGTAAAAGTAAAGAAGCAATAGACATATCTATTTATAAAAAGTTATTGTATGGTGTAAAACATTGTTTAGTAATTTGTGGTGTTAAAACTTTAACGCATACTTGGGAAAGGGAAATTATAAAGCACAGTGATGAGGGTTCACATATTCTTGGGAACTATGTTAGTAAAAATGGAAAAGTAAAAAGTGGAAGTAATCTAAAGAAACTTGAAGATTTAGAAAATATAAATAATTTACCATTCTTTTTAATAACAAATATTGAAACAATACGAAACAAAGAAATATGTAATAAACTTATAGAACTAATAGAAAGTAAAGAGATTGATATTATTTTATTTGATGAGTTTCATAAAGTTAAAAACTCATTTAGCCAACAAGGTGAAGCATTACTTAAATTAAAACCAACAACACGAATTGCTATGACAGGAACACCTTTGGTAAATAGCCCTTTGGACTTATTTGCCATATTAAATTGGTTAGATATTGAAAGGCATAATTTCTATGCTTTTAGAAATCATTATTGTACCTTCGGAAATATGAAAGAAATTACAGGTTATAAAAATCTTGAAGAACTCAATGCAATACTTAATATGATTATGTTAAGAAGAAAGAAAGAGGATGTTCTTGATTTGCCACCTAAGGTGTACACAACTGAATACTTAGAAATGAGTAAGGGGCAAGAGAAGATATATGAAGAAGTTAAAACAGAATTGATTGAAAACATAGATAAAATAGCCCTATCAAATAATCCATTAGCAGAATTGATTAGATTAAGACAAGCAACTGCCTTTACGGGGATACTGTCAACAAGTGTTAGAGAAAGTGTAAAATATGATAGGGCTATGGACATTGTTGAAGAAGTGGTAAGTAATAATGGTAAAATTATTATACTTAGCCAATGGGTAGAAGTATTAAAACCACTTATTAAAGTATTAAGTGAAGAGGGGTATAATCCTGCTGTTATCATAGGAGGTGTTAATAAGCAAGAACAAGAGAACAAGTTTATGAATGATTCAAGTTGTAAAGTATTACTAGGATCTATTACTTCAATGGGGGTTGGTTTAACTCTAACTGCTGCAAATACTGTTATATTTTTAGATAGCCCCTGGACTAAAACTGATAAAACACAAGCAGAAGATAGAACACATAGAATTGGGACTAATGGAACTGTTAATATTATAACTTTAGTGTGTAGTGGCACTATTGATGAAAGGGTTGAACAAATAGTTGAATCCAAAGGGGAGTTAAGTGACTTTATTGTAGATGGTCAAATTAACCCAAAGAATAAAGTTAATATGTTAAGATATTTATTAAGTTAGAAAAGGAGAAAGTTATGGCAAGAAAAAAACTCATTGATTCAATCTTAGAAGAAAATGAATTACAAGAAAAAGAATTATCAGCAAAGGTCAATGAATTAAAGGAAGTAAAACCACTTTATGAGAAGTACAAGGGCAAAAATGAAGATTTGGTGAAAAATATTAAAGTTTTGCTTGACAAATTAAACTTATTAGAGTATAATGTAGAGGACTTTGGTGTAAAGGTTTCTATTTCTAATAGTTATTACTTTGATGAAGAAAAACTTATGAAGTGGTTGGAGGCAAATGGGCATGATGATTGTATTAAAACTGTAAAGACTGTTGATGGGAATGCTTTGGAAAAGGCAGTTTATAATGGACTTATTCCAAATGAAGAATTAAAGAAATTTCAACTTGTAAAGACCACCCAAAGGCTTCTAGTAAAATGATATTGTTAGATACCTTAGAAAAATTAGATAACTTTTTCTGGTGGGACTTATTCAACAAAGAAATGGTTAAAAGAATAATAAAATGTGGTGGTGTTGTCTATTTTGATAAGAATGAGTGGTCAATAAGATTTAATGAAAATACACCTATATTATGTTATGTTAGAAAAATATTTGATAATTAAAAAAATAAAATAAAAGGAGAAAAATAAAAATGATGAATAGAATTACAAAACCGCCGTTTATGAAAGAAAGAGTTGAAACCTCACAACCTACACAAGAGGCTGTTGTAAAAGTTGATGTTGTTGAACCTACAACAACAAATATTCCACAAGGTATTTATGAACAAGGACCGTCTACTCAATTTAAACCTTTGGGGGTAGTAGAAATGTGTGACACATTATCAAATAAACCAAAACCACAATTTCAAACAGTTAGTATTAAATGTGAAAACTCTATTACTATTAAGTATAGGGATAATTTTTATAAGTTTGGTTTATCAGAAGAAAAAGTTATTCCAAATGATTTAAGAAATGATTTTGTTATAACAAAAGAAGAAGTTGAAAATACTAGAAAAGAATTAACTGATAGTATTAATAAACACATTGATAATCAAATACAAGAATTAATAGATTCAATGAATTAGAGGTGAATTAAATGGGTAAGATAGAACAAATTAATAGTTGTTTTAATACCATTAGTACTTTTTGTGATATTAATAACCTCGGTACTAATGTAAAAAAATCACTTAATTTATTCTTTGGGGATTATTTAAGAAAGAGAAGAGTGCCTACAACATTACAAGTAAATACTATGCTTGAAAAATTACTTTCATTAAGTGATAGTGAAAAAAGTATGCTTTCAATTATAAATAAATCTATTGAGATGGGATGGGCATCTTTTTATCCAATATCAAATAGTTATCAAAAGAAAAGTATAGATAATATACCAATATCAAAAAAAGAAATTAAAGATATAAAAATAGAGTTAGCAGATGAGGAGTTTTAAAATGAATAAAGATGAAAAAAAGTTATTAGAATTAAGTGAAATGTCTTATTTACAAGAAAAGGTTTATAATGCTTTGCCAATTGGTAAAAAAGGTTGTCCTGTTCTTTCTAGGGCTGAGTTAATGGAGATTACTAATTTAAGAGATGCTGATGCAAGAAGAGTTGCAAAATCATTATTACAATTTGGTATCCCTGTAATTTCAGGTCCAAAAGGTGGGTATTATATTGCTAATAATAATAAAGATATTAAAGAGTATATTGAATTTTTGCAGATTCATATTGATGGAACTGAACAAGTAAAAGATACAATGAAAAAAATTATGAAAAATAATTTATTCAAAAATGTAAATAAAGAAGTTTATTAAATTATTTTAAGGGGGGAAGAATGAATAGTAAATATAATTATGAATTTAATAAAGAAAATTGCCCCTACAAAGATGTGTGTTCCTTAGTTAGTGATGAAAATCATTGTAATAGTTCCTGTCTTAGATTTATGGAAATAGATTATTTACTTTATATGAGTAGATTACCAAAAAGTAAAATGAAAGCATTAACCCTTGTTCCTGAGGTTGAGGACCTTGATAGTTTTAAAAGATTAAAGGAAATAAAAGATAATATTGTTGAATTTGTTGAAAGTGGGAGTAGTTTATATTTATTTTCTATGAATACAGGAAATGGTAAAACAAGTTGGGCTATAAAACTATTACTTAAATACTTTGATGAGGTGTGGTGTGGTAATGGGTTTAAACCAAGAGGTTTATTTATTAATGTCCCTAATTTTCTTAGAATGGTTACTGAAAATGTGACTAATCCGAATGATGACTTTATTGAACTAAAACGTTTAATAGCGGATGTTGATTTAGTTATTTGGGATGATATTGGTGCAACAAAATTAAGTGATTATGACCATAAAAATCTATTATCATTTATTGACCAAAGGATTCTTGGTGAAAAATCAAATATTTATACAGGTAATTTACCTGGAGATTGTTTACCTGATGCTCTTGGGCAAAGGTTAGCAAGTAGAGTATTTAATGAGTCCTCTATCATTGAACTTTTGGGGCAGGATAGAAGAGGTATGATGCTATGATAAACACAATAGAACTTCAACTATTAAATAAAATATTACAAGATAAATCAACAAGAATATTAACATACAATGGTATAGATGAAAGTTATTTTCCTAATTTTAAAAATGAGTATAATTTTATAATTAACCATTACAAAAAATATGGAACAACACCTGATAAGGAAACTATTATATCAAATAATGATATAAAAATGGAATTTTTTGATGTAAATGAGTCAGAGGAATATTTAATTTATGCTCTTAAAGAGCAGCATTTATTTGATTTACAAGTAGATGCTATGAGAAAAATGAGTGATTTATTAAATGAAGATAGTTTTAAGGCACTTGAGTATTTTAAATCAACCGCCTCAAGATTATTTAGTGAGATAAAAGTACAAGGAAAAGACATAATTAAAGACAGTAGTAGATTACAGACAGTTCTTGATAAAAAAAGTGGTGTCCAAGAAACTATTAAAACAGGATTAAAGGAACTTGATGATGTTGTTTATGGATGGAATCCTGGTGAGGAACTTGTAACAGTTGTTGCAAGAACAGGTCAAGGAAAAACTTGGTTGTTATTGTGGTTTTTAGTTGCTGCATGGAAGCAAGGAAAAAGAGTTGGACTTTATAGTGGCGAGATGACTGAGGAAAGAATTGGTTATAGAATTGATACTATTATTAATAACTTTAGTAATAGAGAATTATTAAGAGGAACAATACCTGAAATTGATGACTATAAGGAATACTTAAATGATTTGGCTAAAAATGAAACACCTTTTTATGTATTAACTACTAAACACCTTAATGGAAGAGCAACTGTATCAGAGTTATGCAATTTTGCAAAAATTAATAACCTTGATATACTTGGTGTTGACCAATATACCTTATTGAAAGATGAAAGAGCAGGAAAATCAAGTAGTACAAGGGAACAATTAGAACATATTAGTGCTGATTTATTTGATGCTAGTATTGAACTAGGAATACCTATTATTGTGTTATCACAATCAAATAGGGGTGGTGCAAAAGCAGAACAAGAAAACGGGACACCAGATGTTGAGAATATTTATGGTGCTGATGCTATTGCTCAAAATGCAACTAAAATTATAACTATTAGGCAAACAGGGGC